AGACAAATTCTAATTCACCACCTTTATAATCTTCTGGGTTACTTAATGAAACTGTTACAGATAGTTTTCTAATCTTACCTTGTGTTGGTCCAGGGATTGTATATGGTTTATCCCATGAATCACAATGCCAATCATAGTATTGATTTAATTTATATTTTGTAAATTGACATGATTCAGAATGATCCCATTCAAAATTCCAACCTGCTTTTGCATTTGCTTGATGTATGTATGGATGAATTTCTTTATAAATCCAATGATCGTTCATCCAAACAATGTTAGAATTTCTTTTTTTCTTAACATCATTTAATTCATCATTAGTTAAAGGCTGTTTACTTAAATCTCTATCTCTACCATAACCACCTGTAATTGCTTGTTGTTCATTTTGTTTTTCTGCTTTTCCATATTTTACAATCAAATCACAAATTCTAGGTGGTATAGCTGATTGAAAATAATAATAATAATTAGATAAATTCATAGTTTATAGTTAATAATATATTCATTTGATCAGAGGTATTTTTAGTAATAAAATATTTTTGTGTAGAAGGAAACATATAAAAATAATTATTATTTATTGGTATATGCCAAGTTCTATTTTTTCTTCTATTATCATCATATTCTATTACAAGTTCACAAGAGTCTTTACCTACAAATGTACCATAAACTAATGTATAGTCTGGAGAGTTTCGTAAATCTACAGGATCAACTTGATGTCTTATAAAAGATTGTTCTTTAGGATTATAAATATTACCATGTGTTTGTTTTTCAATTAAACTAAAATTATATTCAGATCTAATATGATCTCTGATATAATCCTTTAACCATTGTAAAGATTGTGAGTAAGGTACTTTATAATCTTCATATTTGTAGTCTTTTGAATTTTTAGAAATTCTATCATCTTTAATTAATGATTCTACAATGTCATTTTTAATTTTAGATCTATTAATTTCAAAACCTTTAGGCATAATGACAGGCCCATGTATCAGAGATATTTCTGATAGTGTTATTTTCTGCATATATATATTATACACTCCTATTAAAAAAAGTCAATATTAAAGGGGTATATTTATATATTAAAGCTCTGTTTTGTCCCAACTTTGGCCAGATTCATTCCAAATATATCTGTGAGTAAGCTGCTCAGCTTCAGATAATTCTGGTGCATCACCTATTGGTGATTGCCATCTAGCTTCTGCCGTAATAAGAACCCAACTTGGATAAGGTTTTGGTGGTAAGAACAAATCATTGTCCTCATCATAAGTCATACCTATACCTGCATAATTACCTCTTAAAGGTGTTCCGCCTAATTTGTGCTGTCCAGCTGCTGTATTATAAGATGTTTTTTTCCAAAGAGGCCAGTTATGAATTCTTTCCAAGAACTGTCTTCCTACTTCCTCATCTTCAATACCATCAGCATTTTGACAATCAGCATCAGCTACAACTTCTACGCCTATAACTTTACTGTTGATTCCTAGTTTTGCATAATGTGCCATTGTTTTTTCTCCTCTGTGTTAAATTAATTTTGATATTTGTATCTTATTACAACTATTCCTGATCCACCAGCTGCTTGTCCACTTGAAGAAGAACCATAACCAGCTCCTCCACCTCCGCCACCAGTATTAGTTCCTCCTGCTGTTCCATTCGTACTTGGACCATAACCACCATTTCCTCCACCACCAGTTCCGCCTGTTGCACCACAAGATCTTGGCTGACCTGATCCACCACCTCCACCACCTGCATAAGCTGTTGGAGAAGCCGTAATAACAGTAGTAGCACCAGCACCACCATTACCACCTTTTGCACAAGTTCCTGGAGTCGGTGCACCTACACCACCAGTTCCACCTGCTGCAGTTGCTCCTCCGCCACCGCCTGAACCTGTATTATCTACTGCTGAACCTGCACCACCATTATTTCCTTGAGGAGGACTAACGGGTGGGGTATTTCCTGAACCACCATCTGTTTGAGCAGGATTTGATGCTCTGTGACCACCTCCACCACCAGATCCTCCTGGTACTCCATCTCCTTGACCTGTTGGATATGGACTATTAAAATTTGCACCTCCACCACCTGTTGAAGTTATACTTGAAAAAATTGAATTTCCTCCACTACCTCCAATTGATGGAGAAGAACCACCAGCAGTTCCTCCAGCACCAACTGTTATTGGAAAAGTTGCGGCTGAAACTGATAAACCTTCACCAGCATCTAATGGACTTGCTGTATAAGGATCTGATGTGCACTTGGCTTCTCTAAATCCTCCTGCTCCACCGCCACCACCAGCTGATCTTGAACCACCGCCACCTCCAGCTACAACCATATAAGAAACTTTATCTCCACCACCTTTTGCATTTCCAACTGAATTTACTACAAAATTTGCACTACTAGTAAATGTATGAATTTTATAATCACCTGAAGTGGTTTCTGTTCCACCTGAAGCACAAATATAAGTAGCTGTTACATCACCATCAGAACCACAGTTAAAAACCTTCCAACCTTCTGTGCCATCAACATAAATAAGTTGAGTTCCTGCATTATTTTGATCAAGTGAAAAACATGCACAAGCACCTCTAATTTTAGAACTATTTCTACCAATAGTTATTGCATTAGAACCTGCTGTACCTGTGTAATCTTTTACAGCTACAATATCACCAGCTGATGGACTCGCTGGTAAAGTTACTGTTATAGCTCCACTAGTTGTATTTATAAAATAACCTTTACCACTTTCAGCTGTTAATGGTGAAGTTTTAGCAGTTGTACACCAGTTAACTGTTCCTGTTCTTCCGAAACCAGTTTGACTAGCACCACATGCTAACGCTATTGTTTTTCCTGATTCACCTAATGTTACGGTGCTTCCTGATCTTGTTGTAATTGTATTTACTTTAATTGTGCTCATGTGTTATCCTTGATATTTGTATCTAATCATTACTACTCCTGATCCACCATTAGCTCCTCTACAATCAGGTGCACAGGCTGCTTTTCTTCCACCACCTCCACCACCAGTGTTAGTTGTTCCTGCTGTTGATCCTCTGTCTGCTTGACCACTTGGACCTGGTAAATTAGATGGCGTTCCACCATTTCCACCTCCACCTGCTCCCCCACCATTCATTTCAGGAAATGGTGTAGCATCATATGCTCCAGCACCTCCGCCTCCGCCTCCTCCACCAGCGAAGTATCTTGTATTACTAACTGGACCTGAGTCACCATAACTAGGAGCTGTTGGTCCTAACATTGAAGTTGAAATATAACTGCCAGCACCACCAAGACCTCCACCAGCATCTGTTAAAATATAAGCTGTTCCACCTGCAGTTCCTGAAACTGGGCCATCATCAGCGTCACCGCCAGCAGCTCCAGCTCCACCACCGCCTCCTCCACCAGAAGATATTGCTCCTCTATGAAAACCTGCACCTCCGTTATTTCCTTGAGGTGGAGATACAGGAGGAGTATTTCCTGCTGATCCTGGAGTAAATAAAGATGGTGATCCTGAAGGTGCTGAGTTAGGTTGTCCTGGAGCTGGCGTTCCACCACCACCTCCTGATCCACCTGTCCCAGCTGCAGTGGTTACACCATAAGGTTCACCCCCACCACCACCTGCTGAACTAATTGTTGAAAAAGTTGAAGTACCACCTTGAGTTCCTGTTCCTGGAGAACAAGTTCCTGCACCTGCTGCACCAACTGTAATTGGATAAGAGGTTGCTGAAACTGTAATTCCAGTGCTAACTGCTAAAGGTGAAGTTTGTGGAGCTGGCATACAAGTGTCATTTGACATTCTAAAACCTCCTGCTCCTCCTCCACCACCAGAAGATTTTCCACCTCCTCCTCCGCCAGCTACTACCATATAATCTACAACATTATCTGCTGAACAACTTGCAACAGAACATACTACAAAATTTGAACTACTTGTAAATATATGTGTTTTATAATTACCACATGTAACAGTTGTTCCACCAGTTGCTACCATAAAAGCATTTCCTATTACAGTAGCAGTTGAATCGTGAATTGCTCTCCAACCTTTTGTTGAATCTACATAAATTAAAGTTACAGATTGATCTTCTGTATTTAGTCTAGCAGTGTCTGCTACACCATTTATTTTTGAACTATTATTACAAAGTATTACGTTATTTGAATCCCAGGTGTTAGCATAATCTTTAAATGCAACAATATCACCAGCAGATGGTGAACTTGGAAGAGTTACTGTTATAGTTCCAGATGTTGTATTTAAAAAATATCCTTTACCATTTACAGCAGTAAATGCTCCTGGTGAATTTGTTTTAACCGTTGTACACCAATCAACTGTCCCTGTTCTACCAAAACCTGTTTGTGATGCTCCTGATGCTAATGCAACAGTTTTACCACTTGCACCTAATGTTATTGTAGAACTACACTTTGCTACAAGTGAACTTCCACATGAATCTTGAATTGTATTTACTTTAATTGTACTTGTCATATGTTACCTAATTAATTTTGATATTTATATCTTATTACAACTACTCCTGATCCGCCAGCTCCTCCTGTTGTTTGAGGGCCAGTTGATCCTGATGAACCGCCTCCACCTCCACCAGTATTTGCTGTTCCTGCAGCTGCGTTTGCCCCACAACCTGCACCAACTCCTCCACCTCCAGTGCCTGCAGCACCTTTAGTATTTGGGCCAGGTGTTGCACCACCTCCACCACCTCCAGCTCTTGCTACTGCTGAACCTGTTATAGAAGAAGTTGCACCTGCACCTCCTGCACCCCCTACATTACTAGGGCCATTTGCTGAACCTGCTACTGTGGCTCCACCGCCACCACCACCACCATCACCGCCATTTGGTGGGCCGCCAGAACCGCCATTTGTTCCTTGTGCTGGACTCACTGGTGGTGTATTTCCTGATCCAGCTGCTTGTGGTGATCCTCTTTGACCACCCCCACCTGAACCACCGTCTCCAGCTGCTCCATTTCCACCTCCAATTCCTCCACCTGTTGATGTAATAGTTGAAAATACCGAATTTGATCCTTTTGTTCCTGCTGCTGGTTGTGCACCTCCAGATCCACCAGCTCCTATTGTAATTGGATAAGTTGTCGCTGAAACTGGTAAACCAGCACCAGCATCTAGTGGAGAATCTGTGTATGGGTCTGCTGTGCATTTACCTTCTCTAAATCCACCAGCTCCACCACCGCCTCCACCGTCTCCACCTGCACCACCACCGCCAGCTACGACTACATAAGAAACTTTATTTGATCCTGCTGCATTACCAACTGAAGTAACTTGAAAACATCCACTGCTTGTAAAAGTATGAATTTTATAATCTCCTGAACAAGTTATAGTTCCACCAGTAGCAGTAATATATTCTTTATCTGTATAATCTTGAGTAGTATCATTAACTGAAACCCAACCTTGAGTTCCATCTATATAAACTAAAGTTGTAGCCTCTCGATTATTAGAAAGAGCACCACAATTACAGCCACCTTCAAATTTTGAACTATTTCTTGCAATTGTAATTTTATTTGTACCAGCTGTTCCTGCATAATCAGATATTGCAACTATATCTCCAGCACTTGGTGATGATGGTAGTGTAACAGTTATTGCTCCACTTGTACTATTAACAAAATAACCTTTTCCATTCACTGCTGTAAAATTTCCTGTTTTTGCAGTTGTACACCAATCTACAGTTCCAGTACGACCAAAACCTGATTGAGATGCACCAGTTGCAAGCGTTACAGTTTTACCAGATGATCCAACTGTAAGCGTTGAACCACACTGTACGTCTATTGTATTTACTTCTATTTTACTCATTATACTATTACCAATGTTCCTGCTATCGTTACAGTTGATGTAAATG